GAGAATACATTTGTAATATTTTCGATTACCTTACCAATGAGTTCGGCGAATTTTTGAGGATCTAAAAATAATAAAGCTAAACCTGCAAGTGTAGCAAGGAATCCTATACCACCAGCTGCAGTTGATGCAAAGTCATCAAACTTATTACCTAATCCTTCAACGCCATTAGCCGTTTTTAAGAGAGCATCATTTTGTTCGTCTAATGCTTTTTGAGCTTCTCTTCTTTTTTCTTCAGATTCAGCACCTTCTTGAATTGCTTGTAATTGTTGTAAAGCGATCGCTCTTGCTTGCTCATCTCCAGCAGCGTCTGCTGCAGCAAGATCAGCAGTTGCTTGTTGATATGCTTCTTGTAACTTTTGAGATGTTTCATTTTGTGAAGCACCAAAAAATCCTTGTAAATTTTCTAGTGATTTCTCTATACTTGTTGTATCTTCTAATCTTTCGGTCTGCGATTTTAGAGAATCATTTAAGTCTCTTAAACTTCGAGTTGTTTCATCTCTTGCAAGTTGTTGTTCTAAAATCTTTTGTTGATTTTCTTCTCTTTCGGCAGCCTTTTCTAAGTTAGCATTTATTGCGTCTAGTTCTTCCATACGCTTATTGAGCGTTGCAAGATTCATAGGACCACGTTCTAATGCTTCACGTACTCCACTAAGCTGATCACGTATAGCAGCTGCTCGAGCATCATCACCTGCCTGCTCGGCTTCAAAAAGTTTTGTTTCAATTGATTCAGCTTTTACTTGAGCTTTTATAAACTCATCTTTACCAATACCAGTATCAGACGATTTATTAATATCATCTCTTAACTTTTTAATAGTATCGGATAAACCTTTTGTACCTAACTTTTCATCAGCCATTTTCTAGTTCCTATTTGCCGAAAGCTTTACCAGCTTCACTGATACCAAAACAACCTAATGTTACTACAACAAAAGATGTATAAATGGTATCTGAAATTTCTAAAGGCGTACCGTCCATTGCTGTGATCAGATCAAATATACCAAATGCTACCATCATAGCAAATGATATAAATCCAACGATTGCTTTTTCATTTACATCATTATCATCAAGGAAGATGTCTAATACTCTTCTCTTTTTCTTAGGTGCAATCGATTTTTTCTGAGCTTCAGCATCTGCTTTAAGCCTTGCAATTTCTTTTTCTTTGTCATGTAAGCTATTAATGAGCTTATCATATTTTTCTAAGTCTAATTCGACTTCATTTCTACTATCTACTTCAGCCATTATTTTTTCATTCTCCTCTGCATGTTTGCCATCTTTTCATTTTCTTTTTTGATATGTTCTTGTAGCAGAGCTATGTAAATCTCCCTCTCCCACGGTACCATATCATCTAGTTCTGTTAAACTATAGTTATGATGTTGCATCATTGCAAAGTTAGTCTTGTAATGGTTTACCAGACTATCATGCGAGAGGCCTACGTAAAAAAACTTTGGATACCCCTTAGCTCAAGTTCTTGTTTCTTTCCACATGCCATGCAGCTATACTCTACAACATCTGCAACTGTTGGCATTGATTGAAACCAATCCGCAATTCTTTTAAATTGCGTTGAACTTAAACTTTCTAAGAAGTCTACCACGTCCTCTCGTTTTTCATCTTTTGTATCATATACATTTTCATCATCATAAATTGTATCGATACAATCAACAATCATTTCTACAGCTCCTTGGAAAGTATTCAACTTCTTAGTATCATACTTGGCCAAATCATCAACGGATGGATACCTAACAGTAACACCCATATCATCTGTAATTTTAATTACTTTATCTTTATCAAAATCACCATCAACTTTTACTGATTCTAAATCAATATCAACATCAGTGACTCCATTACATTCTTCTTCAAGGCATTTAAGTTTTACAACTGCCTTTTCACCAACTGATTTAGAACGTAATTTTAAAAACATCCATTCTAAATCAAATGCTGTAAGTTTACGTATATCAATATCATCAAATACACAAGCCTTTACAACATCTTTCATGGCTCTTACTATTTGCTTTTGATCTTGAGATTCTAAAGCAATCATAAGAATTTTTTCTTCTTTGACCACGTATGGTCTATATTCTATTGTTTGACCCGTTGACGGTAGCGTAGTGCTATATCTCGAGCTCATCACTTTTGGCAAAGCCATAATATTCTCCTATATTATATAAATGAACCTGGTATCGAATTAACTATAGCCGAAGCTGTACTAGATAATGGACCTTCAGGTACATATTTATCATACGCAAAGGTAACACTCATTTGTAATACCGTTTGCGAATCTTGATTCAATTCAATTGAATTCATTGTTATGGGAAAAGCCTTTTCGAGCTTTACACCATATACTGGAACATCCTCTTGATTTAACTGTTGTATAATTACATCAACAGAATAATCTTTTTTGTAACCCACTCTATATGATTGAGTATCAAATATGCCTGACATCCAGTTGTCAAACATTTGTCTCATATAATAATCATTGGTAACTAAGAACGTAAATGTAATATCATCATCAATGAATGTATATGGAAACTTATTAACTTGGTTAACATCACTATGTTCAAATGTAGATATATTTCTGCCTGGAATCGAAACTGATTGGCAAAGTATTGATATATCTCTTGGGTCATTAATTAAATTACCTGCTGAAAAATTACCAGATAATAATGACCCTACAATTGATTCACTATTTAAATTAAGTAATGCCTGAGAAGGCGGAGTAAAAAATACATTAAATTTATTACTCGGTGCTAATCCACCTTTTTTAGAAATTGTTGCTTTTAAGTTATCTATGCTCATGATCCACTCTGATATTGTTTTCTAGAGTATCTCCAGACTGATTCTTTCTTAACCTTAGCAAACTGCTCAACAGGTAAGAAGATTGCAATTTCCCATTCAGTCATAGGCACTCTTCTAATAGGTGATTTAACGTGATCCATTAAGTAATGTTTAAAACATGGTTGAAACTCTTTATATTTACGTACACCACTTAATAGATTATATCTTAGTCTTGCAAGCCTTGTTGTATCTGTTACCTTTTTAGGAGCTAATGACATTAACTCATCAAGAAATCTTGCTCTTACTGCAGGGCTCAAATAGTGTAAATTAAGTCCATGGAAACCACCCGGAGCCGGCTGTACTAAAATAGTCAGAGGGAATCTATCATAATAAGGTAACTCATTTTTTAATTTAGGATCGTAAAAATACATACACATATCGCCAACCTTTGGATTAGCTTGTGTTTTAAGATTAGGATCTTTTAATACTGTTCTACGATTTACTCTACCAAGATCTCGCACAGCTTTTTGGAACCATCTCATTGATTCCTTTGATCTTGGTTGTACGCCAGCTCTAAAAGCATTGGCATTTAATGTATCAAATAGACTTGCCATATAACTATTTATATGTTCTTAAAGTATCTTTATACCAAGATTTTTAAGAGTATCTTCAGTCCAGACTTGAAATTTCCATCCATTATGTTGAGCAAATTTATTAGCAGCATTCCATTTATCGGTATTTTTGATATATGTAAGCTGTTCATTTATATAACGTTTGCTTTTACGTTTAGGAGTCTTGGGAGGAGCTGTTTCTTTTTTAGGTTTAATCTCAATGAGATATGTTTTACCATTCTTCATTTGTATTAATAAATCAACATAATATCGATGTAATGATTTATCTACGCTATAAACATATGGTACAACTACATCTTCGCTATTCCATAATTTAACATCTGGATTGTTTTCACACCATCTAAATGCATTACGCTCCCAGAGAGATCGATATACGACCTTCGTTGGATCACCAGCATACTTTTCTGGTTTTTTAATTGTATATCTACCTTTATAAGCCATATAAATAATCCTATAGAAATATTTATTTATACAGGAATTAAGCATGTCTATTATTGTCTTTCCAAGAGCATTAAGGGAAAAAATAGGAGAGGGTAAGTATCCTCACATTTGTTTTTCGCCTACAACAAAAAATTTAGATTATGAGAAAGTACATTTATATTGTCCACAAGGAATATCAGTAGGCGACGGTGCGAATTATAATGGTATTGAGTTAGGCGAAATAAAAGCTGCTCAAAGCTTTGCTAATAATATTACAGCTGGAGCATCTGGATTTGAATTATCTGACAATCAACAGCTTGTGGGTTCTCTTAAGTTATTGGATAAGATGGGTGTTGATGCAAATAAAACAGCAGCAGTTGCTTTATCTCAAGGTGTAGCATTTAACCCACAAACCGCATTGGCATTTGAGTCAATGAACTTAAGAACATTTGAATTTTCATTTACATTAGTACCTGAATCAATGGATGAAAGTAATGATATTAAAAACATTGAAAACTTTTTTAGAAAGTATATGTATCCAGAGGTTGAAAACTTTGTAGCGAGATATCCTGAAAAATTTAAAATACAATTCTTTGATGGCGAAGAAGAAAATCCGTATATGCCATTTATACATGAATGTTTTCTTGCAGGTATGAATGTTACTATTAATAATGAAGGTAATAGTTTCTTTAAGGGTGACGGTGGTTTTGGTGCTCCTACATCTGTTCAAATGAATTTACAATTTAGCGAAGGTAGAATGCTTTCAAGACAAGACATTTATAAAGATAAAAAAGGTTTTGATTATAATACTGCAAGACCTCAAACTATGGCCGGTACTACAAGTACTACTGGCGAAGGAGGTAATGGTTAATGAGTAACTTTTTTAAACTATTTCCAACAAGATCATATGACTTTTTAGGTACGGGCATATCTCAAAATATGGTTGACATATTTAGAAATGTAAGACCTGTAGAAGAGTTTTTAGATAATCCATCAGTATATAGATTTTATGAAATCAAAAATGGTGAAAGACCTGATATCGTATCGCAAAGAATATATGGTACACCAGAATTTTATTGGACCTTTTTTGTTGTTAATAAATTTTTACATGATGGTTATCGCGCATGGCCAATGAGTCAAGAAGATTTATTTGAGTATATACAAAAAGAATATAATGGATATGTAATTACCACAAGGCCAAGTATTGTACGTAATACTGATCAAATTATTACAGAGTTTAGAAATAGTATCGCTGGTAAATTTGATGTAGGGCAAACGATATATGGTACAAAGAGTGGAGCAAAGGGTAGACTTACAGCAAAGAATATTGATATGAATCAATTAATCGTACAGGATGTAACGCTGGGCACGTCTGGTGTTAATGGTATTACCGGTGATCCAGATCCAAGTGTAATTGGTGGAGCATTTATTGGCGATCCTCAAAGTATTAACTTTGCTACAGAAACAGTAAAACAAATTGAATTTGGAGATCAGGCAGAAGAGTTTGTAGATACATATCGTGTATTTAAATATGCAGATGCTCCATATTACTATTATAAGCAAGATGATCCCGATAAAAAACCAGTAACAAATGCAATCTTTATACAAGGTGGTATTGCAGAATCTGATTTAAAATATATTACAAACCGTGAACATGTAAATGAAGTAAATGAAGAACAATCAAGAATAAGATATGTCTTACCAGAATATATCAATCAATTTGTCGATCAGTACGAAGAATTATTAAATGTCTAATAAAGGTACATCAAGAGCATTACCTGGAAGTAATGACTCACTTACACCATCAAGTTATTCTATTCGCGCAATAGAAATGACCACTAATGCTGGATTGACTTTAGATATATCAAATCTTGTTAATAAATTTGAAATTCAAGAGTCAATTGATAGTCCATTTTTAAATGTAGTATTAGTAATTGTTGATGCAACAAACTTTTTAGAAGAACATAAAATTTCAGGCAATGAGAAGATTTATATACATATAAGTCGATCGCCGAACTCTAATTTACAAGATCCTCAAGCATTTAAATTAAAACTTAAAATTGCTGAAGTGTTTGGTTATACAAGACTTGAACCTACAAAACAATTTTATAGATTTAGATGTGTATCTGAACATGTATATAATGATCAAGCTAAAATACTTAAAACATCTTTTAGAGGTACGATTGGAGACTTAGTACATCGTATTACAAGAGATTTAGGTATTATTAATAAAGACATTGAGACATCAAGTAAGAGTATTATTAAGGGTATATACCCATCGATTAAACCATTACAAGCAATTAGATGGTTAATGAGAAGTGCATATGATAATGGCATGCCATATTACTTTTATGAAACAGCAAAAGATCAAGAAATAAAATTTGTATCATATAATACTTTAATTGCATTAGATCCTTATGACTTTTATGAGTTTAGACCTGGATTTAAAAATTCAATTGGTACAAAAGAATATTATGATGAAGTGCGAAGAAGAATTAAGTCAATTGATGGTGATTTAAATATGGGTCAATTATATCCTATTGCAAGAGGTGCTTATTCAAGTACATTACATACATTAGATATTGCTACAAAAACTTTTAAGAAACAAACATATAATTACAAAGGTCAAAAGATTAATAAGAATAAACCCTTTCCACAGGATAAAATATTTGATAAAACATATGATACATTAGACGAATCAGCTAATTATTATATCTCATTAAATTCAAAAGCGTTTGATAGTGTTGATAACTATCATGCGCCAACTGATATATCTCTTAATAAATATGAATCTCATTTAAGAACAGTTGATTTTCAATCTCTTAATATATTATTATCTGGAGACTTTGAATTATCTGTAGGTAAATTAATCGATCTAAAATTCATTAAGGCTACAGATCCTCAGCATTTAGACACTGATAATTTAAGAGATAAATATTTATCAGGCAAATATATTATATCAAGAATCACACATGTATTTGATGAAGAGTTTACACAAAGAGTGACAATAAAGAGAGATTCGTTAGGAGTGAGTTTAGATGCGTAGTCAAGATGGTTTTGTTGATGGTCAGTTTTCATGGTTTACTGGAGTAGTAGAAGATCGATTTGATCCTGAAGAACTGAATCGTGTAAGAGTACGATGCTTTGGATATCATAGTGAAAATAGAGCTGATTTAGAAACTGAAGATCTTCCTTGGGCTACTGTAATGATGCCAACAACTTCAAGTGGTACATCAGGTATTGGTGACACACCACATGGATTAATGGAAGGTTCATGGGTCGTAGGATTTTTTAGAGATGGACCATCAGCTCAAGATCCTATTATCATGGGTACAATTGCGTCTCAAGCTTCTTCAAGAGATAAGGCTTTAGGATTTACTGGAGATAATTTACCTAAAGGAGAATATGTAGGTCAAAGCGATGTTAATTTCTCTGCAAGAAATTCTAAATATCAAAATGGCGCGTCTGTTTTAGAAAGAAATAAAGAAGATTATCCTGCAATTAATACTGCAAGTCCTGCTAAAATATCGACAGTGGCTGATGATAAATCAGATAGTTATTATGAAACTCAAACATGGACTGAATTAAAGGCTTTAAATGGCCATGAACCTGATTATCCTTATAATAAAGTATATGAATCTGAAGGTGGTCATATTACAGAAATAGATGATACACCAGGATTTGAAAGAACTCATCGCATGCATACATCTGGTTCATATGAAGAAATATACAATAATGGTACAAGACAAGTAAAAATAGTTGGTGACGATTATGAAATCATTGTAAATAATAAAAATATTCATATCAAAGGTAATATGAATATGACAATTGATGGTGATTTAAGACAATTAGTATATGGTAACTATCATTTAGAAGTAGAAAAAGATATGACTATGAATATTAAAGGTTCATTACAACAAGGTATTCAAGGTAACCATGAAGCTGAAATCGCAAGAAATCGTAGTGTCAATATAGGTAATAATGATAATCTTTTAATTAATAATGATTTAATTACTAATGTTGTTAATGATAATCTTATGACTATATCAAATGATTATGTTATTAATACAGCAAAGAATTATTCTAACACATCATATGAAAATATGAATCTTTTTGCTGGTGGTAAATATTCACAAAGTTCAGTAGGTGATTATGCAGTCGCATCAAATGGTAATATGAAGTTTGGTACAACAGGTAATTTAACTGAAGAGATTGATGGTACACATACATTAACTTGTGCAGAGGCAGATATAACATATGATGCTGGTGAATTAACTGTTAATACAATTACTCATACACAGCATACACACGTTGAAGTACCAGGAACTGGTGGAGCAAGTTCGCCTACTCCAGGAACTCAATCAACAACACCTCCGGAGGCTAATACATAATGTCTTTATGCGCTGATAATCAAACTCTTACTGATATAAAAGATAAACAAAAAGAGTTAAATAATATTTTAGAAGCTGGTAAAGAACAGTTAGCTGCAATGCAATCTAAAATGAATGAGCTTAAAGGCAAATTAGAATCCTTTAAGCCTGAAATACCTGAGATTGATGGTATACAAAAAGACTTATTATCTTTAACTAGTGTTACTACACCAGAAGAACTTAGTTCTAAACTTACAGAGTTAAATAGTAAATATGGTACAAATTTTCCTGCAGATAAAATAAGTGAACTTGGATTAGATTCGTTTCCGCCTACAATAAATAAGTCTGCTATATGTGACCAAATACCTAACCTTGAAGTAAAACCTGATGGAACAGTAAAAGAAGAACCAAAAGAGTCTAAGCCGGCTGAAGAGAAACCACCAGAGCCTACACCTGAAAAGAAAACAGCTCCAGTTGCTCCAGTGGAATTAGATAAGTATGAGTTAAATAAAGATTTAATTAAAGTCGCAAGAAAGCTTTCATATAGAGATAATCAAGTACAGATTACTAAAATAGGTTTGAGAGGAAAAAAGAATAGACAAAAACTATTTGACCTTACTTGGCCAGAAGGTATAATTGAAATTGTCGAAGCTGGTGGTGGTGATACAGACGCATTAAAGTTTTTTGATTATACTGTAAGTGATTTAAGAAGTAGACAAGCAGCATTTAAGGCTAAACATAAAAAACTTTCAAGCTGGGATTTTAAAGCAGAAGGGCAAGGTGTTGAAAAGCAATATAATAAAGAGAAAGAATTTGCTCTTGGATATGGACTTAAAATAGGATTTGCCGAATCCTTTACTATTGCTGCTACACAGGCTGTGGCGAGAAAACAAAAATCTCTCACTGAACAAGAAGAAACATCGTAATATAGGATATAAATAGTTATATGTCAACTTTACTTACAGGCGATAAAAGAATATCAGGAGATCTTCAAAGATCGAAGGTTGTTTCTCGTAGAAAACAGCATCGTGATTTAGATTTATCTCTGAAAATACATCCAATTCGTAAGGATATTATACCTTTGAAGGATGACGCTGCAGTAAAGAATGCAATTAAAACATTATTACAAACAAATGCTTTTGAAAGGCCGTTTCAGCCAGGTCTAGGAGCAAATCTCAGAGGTTTATTATTTGAGCCTGCTGATGCAATTACAAGAATTGCAATAAAAGAAAACATTAAAAATGTAATTACTCGACACGAACCAAGAGCTGAAGTATTAAGTGTTGATGTAAAAGATAATTCAGACGAAAATGCATATAATATATTAGTAAAGTTTTTATTGAAGGAAATAGAAACAGAACAGTCTGTTGAAATCATACTAAGAAGGTTAAGATAAAATGGCGACAAATTTAAATGTAA